CTAGCGGCCATTGCCGAGCCTCCGCGCCATCTCGCCAGCGTCGTCGCAGTACACTGCGTCCGGCTCGACGAAATAGCGGCCGCCGCATTTGATTGGCTGCGGCACGATGCGGCCGTTTCGGCGCCAGTTTAAAAGCGTATTGCGATGCGGCTTGGCGTTGCCAAACAGGCGCTCTGCCCACGCTTCGAGTGTCATTAACTTCGGCAATTCGACGACCTTCATCAGATCCCCCAGTGTTTGCGCGTGGTTTCAATCATTCGTTGTGCTGCTGCGGTCATGCTAGGATTGCCTATCTAATAAGCAGGGGATTGCGATGGCGAAAATAAAAATCACCAACAGCTCCTTTACCAACGTTGGCACCGCCTACAAGATCAGCGGCGATGTCAGCCTTGACGCCGATGCCAACCTATACAACAACGTTGGAACAGTGCTTGATGTAAGGCCGGCAGATATGCCGGAAAGCATGAAAACGCTAATAGCTTCGGTCCAAGGATTGGGCGTCACTCCTGAAGAAATACGCAATGCTTTGCTAGCAGTACGCGACGCCGCTCGTGAAGACCGCGCAAAGTCCGTTGAGAAGTCGGGCCTGTGGCCGAAAGTAAAAGAGAAATTTCCGGATGCAGCGGCACTGATCATCAAGACCGCTGTGGAATTCTGGAAATTGAATGTTTGATGTCCCATGCTATTAGTCGTCACTAGTAGTGGCCGATGAAATCCGGTGGAACTCGACCGCCCACACCCACGGATTGGCATCCCAGCCATAGCCGCGCGCGGCGTTGAGGCTGTCCCACAAGCATTGATACGAGTCGCGAGCTGTTTCGGTGCCTTCGCCGTTGTCGTATTCCCACGAACCGGCGTGAACGCCTTCGGCGAGCGAGTCGCCCTCATTGATGTCTTGCAGCCGCTCGACGTGCACGCCGGTCACATCGAGCGTGATACGCGACGCCGCGCGCGGCATGAATATCGACGGCCGTGTGTGCCATGTCGGCAGCGCGCCGGCCACACGTCGAGCGTCAGGGTCCGCGCCTTCGAACCGATAGGCGAATCCAGACTCGATGGTCATGTCGGCGAAGTGCCATTCGTCGCGCGCTTTCTTGGCGTTGAAGCGAGTCTCCCAGCGACCAAAGGCGACGAACGTTTCTTTCACCCAAAGCTGATCACCTGCATAGCCATACGGGCTTAGGTCGTTCTCGGGCAGCGCAACATATCCCGGCGTGAAGGAATCCGGCTGAAGCAGCTCGAGCGCGAAGCCCTTGACGATGCGCCGCGTCTGCGTCTTGCTTCCGTCGAGCAGCGCGCGCACCATTGCGCCGCTGAAAAGGATAGGGCGTTCTTTCATGCTCGTTGCGCCGACGATTCGCGCGGCTTGCGCTTGATGGTGAGCGTCACGGTGCCGTTGCGGTAGTGCTGCGAGCTATCGACGTACATGCGCTCGCCTAGCTTCACATCGAAGTCATGCTCGCCGAGATCTGCCGCCGGCCGCTCGATCTCCGATGCGGGAGCGGCGAGCGTGCTGACCAAATCGTCCGGGACGCAAACCTTCCACGCGCGGATGCCCCCAATTTCGAATTCGGCTTGCCACTCGAAGCCTTCTTGCACTCGCTCTTCGAAATCGCAGAAATCGGCGCGTGCCTCGAGCAGCTCGCTAGGCGAAGGATCGCCATAGACCATGCGGGCCACCGCGTTGAACGCATCGTCGAGTGAGAAAACAAGCTCGACCTCGGGCAACGGCGTTTCTCCGTAACCCATCACCAAAAACATTTCGCGCGAATCCATCACAAAAGCTCCAATTGTTCAAACGGCATGTCGGGCCAGGTCATCCAGCCTTTGCGGGCGTTCGGTAACCAGTGAACGATCTGTAGATTCCAGTCGACGTGCAGCCCACAAACCAGCTTCCCCGCCAGCGGCACAATGTGGTCGACCACGTATTGCTCACCCGTCTCGCGCGTCAGCCGTTCGGCTTCCGCATAAATTGCTCGAATCTTTGCCTTGTCGACCCACGGCGGCGTGGCGCGGCGCTCTCGCGCCCGGCGCCGCATGCCATGCTGGCGACTCGTGCGCAGGATCGGAGAGCGACGCTTCACCGGCACGAACAGCGGGCCGGCGTGCTGGCCGCCGATGAGATCGAGCGGCATCGTCAGGCGTACTGCGTGCAGAACATCACGGGCAGATTGAAGCGGCCGCCGTCCGTCCACGCGTAGAGGTCGTACAGATTGCCGGTCAGACTTTCCAATGGTCGATCGTCGTCGCCACGGTTGCGCAGCGTCATGCGCGTGGTGATCGCGTCAAGTTCACCCCAGTCAATCCGCTCGTCTTGCCCGTCGAACAGCAGCACGCCACGGTCGGGGTGATCTTCCCATCGAGCTATTCCAGTGCCTGCGTGGCCATCGTCGCGCGCAAGTTGGCGGATGGATGTGGCAGCGAAGACTTCGGACTCTTCGCCGATCCAGAAAAAGCGGATATTGGTCATTACGAGTTATCCACAGGCAGCGGGCGCACGTGCCCGGTTTTCAGGTTGACGAACGCACCGCACCAGCTGAGGCGGCCGTGCCGGAAGAACTCCCACAAGATTCCGAGCGCCGGCGTCACGATCGCCTGATTGATGAAAAGCTCCTGGCGCTCGAGCGCTTCGGCCAGGCCGCAACTCGGCGTGTCATCTTCAGGAGCGGTCGTATCGATCAGCTCAGGCAATACGTCGTACGGCCAGCGCAGAGACGTCCCGCAAGGTTTCTTGCCGTGTGCGAAACCATGTCCGAAGATCACTTGCCCGTCGCTCGCCCGGTTGCCGAGGTCCATCACGTAAGTGGACGTCTTCGCCAGGCTCGGCGCCAGCTTTGCTCGAGCGGCTGCGCTGTCGACGCACACGACGGCGATACCCACGCCCACATTGATAAGTTCGCTCGGGCCCGCATGGATCGGCCGGGCATGCCAGTCGAGGCCAAAGAACGCGTTGAGCCTGTGAACCAGCACGACGCTCTTGTGCATGCCGACGTCGACCGGACTGAACATCTGGCGACCGATGTTGGCCTCGCTGACCGTATCGCTGTCGAACGCGGTGACGTGCAAGCCCGGGTGCCCGAGCGCGGTCAGCGCATGGTTGAGTCGCGCGAGACCTGTCAGCATCTGCGAGCCGTTACCGCCGCAGCCGATCAGCGCGATATTCACGCGCCGATCGAGGAAGTGCGCGGGCGTGATGTGGGTCATGCCGCCTCCGGAACCTTGAACACGGCGGACACCGGCACTTTCAGCGGAATGACCATGCCGAGCACGCAGAGACGGAAGGCAACGCTCGGCGTCCCGCCATCGCCGAGGCCGCCGAGTACCGCCGAGATCTTCACTTCGCCGGCGTCGTCGGCATCGTCCTGCGCGCTGAAGAATGCGGGCCCGGCGCCGTGGCTGTGCAAGTCGATCGCGAGCGATTCATGCGGCTGCAGCTCTGGACGCTCGAAGGTGATTGCGCCGGGCGAAGCGGCCGACACGTGCAAGGCTTTGTAGGCGAGCTCCTGTTTGTCGTGGTCCCACACGATCCACGCGGCATGTTCGTTCGGCAGGGCGCTTTGCGCTTCTTCCGCGAACGCCTGAACGAATGGCAGCGCGACGCCGAGCCGGCCGAACGCGAGCTCGATCTTCGGCATGACCAGGCCATACGGCGGGCGCGGGCCCGTCTCGTTGTGCTTCGCCAACTGCTGGATTACATGGAGCCATGGGCGGCGCACTTCGACGAACACGCCTTCGGCGGTCATCAGGAAGCGGTGGCCGACATCGAGAAGCGGCGCAAACTGCGCATGCTTCGGCACAGCAACCGTCGGCGCGCTATCGAACAGAGCGACGTCGAGCGGGAGCGCTTCGTCATCCTCGGCCGCGGCGATCGCGCGCGGTTTGGCGCGAGCGATCTCGTCGGCGACGCCTTTCGAAAACTGGTCGAGTGCGGTTGCGATGTCGCGCAGGCCGGCCTGCGTGGCGTCTTGAAACAGGGCGAGTAGCTTTTCCATGGCGTTAGTCCAGAGTGGTGAGGTTGCCGATCACATCCGCGAGGGTTCGCTTCGTGTCGATCAGGCGGTCAAGGGGGAATTCGGCGCCGTCGAGCAGATCGAGCCACAGACGTTCAGCGCCGCCGCGCCTGTGGATAAGTCGTTCATGATTCGGGTGGGTGAAACGGCTGCGAAAAAACGCGTCCTCAAAGGGCTTGATGCTGGCCGTATTGACGGCGTCAGGAGTCGCGACGTTGCCGACGCAGATCTCGCCGTTATCCCAAACGTTGTAATAGGGCGCGGTGTAGAGCTTCGTCGCCGGGCCGGGCCGTGAGTTTTCGCGCATCGCGAAAATCGACCAGCTGTCACGATTGACGATGAACACGAGTGGCGGGTGCTTGGCCTGGCCGGCGCGTTCGCCAATCTTGTCGGCCGACTTGAACCACACCCGGCGAGTGCACGCGGGAATCCACCAGGCGAGCATGTTCGGCGCGAAATAGACGACGCGCTCATGCACGAAGCCGCGATAGCTGGTCTTGCGGGCGGCGATCTCCGCGATCTCGGCCAACTGATCGAGCGTGATCGGCACGCCGGGCAGCAGTGTCGGGCGGCCGTCGACGATTCGGGCGGCGTGCTGTGTCGCGTAGACATGCTGGCTGCTCTCCGAGCGGTAGAACAGCAACGCGCTGTCGAGCTGCAGTTCCACGTCGTTATCCTGGGTGATCACGACGGATTTCATGCGAACACCCGCACCAGTGTCTTGGCCTGGTATTCTTCGCGGCCAAGTATGTTGAGAAGGTGCTCGACGGCCTTTGCCAGAAGGGCGGTTGCTTCCATCTGCTTGAGCCATGTCGCAATGTCGCCGCCGACGATCGCGAGCGGCGTTGCGGACGCCGCGCCGAGAAATTCGCCGTCGGCTATGTATTGCAGGAAATCGTCGACCACACGGCCGACAACGTCGTCTTCCGTCCAACGCACAACGAGGGCGAGGTCGATGGCGTCGAGTCCGGCGCCGCCGGTTCCGACGTCCGCGAACGGCCCATAGAAGCGCGCAATGTTCCAGATCGTGTCCATCGCGGCGACCACTTCGGCGGCGAATTCGTCGAGAGCCGCGGCGCGCTTGACCTTGGCGCGCGTAAGAACGCGCTTCGGCGATGCCGCCCACCTCGGCATGTCGCGGAAAAACTTGTCTTGCGTGAAGAAGTCGAATGTCTCGATCAATTCCTCGCGGGACTGGCAGTCGTGCAGGCTCATTGCTTCCTCTATCGCGAAAGACTCGTCGGACTCGCCATACCAGTAGGTGTATTGGGCGAGGCCAAAGGCGTAAGCGGGCGTGCAGATGGTGGGCAGCATGTCGCACGCGTCGTAGAGCGCCGCAAGCACTGTCTGGCCCAGCCCCTCGCGGACCTGTTCGAGCGCGTTGATTGCACCGCCGATGCTGACCTGCCGGCACGAGACCGGGCCGTGCGTGGTTTGCACCATTGCCCACACCTGATCCGTCTGCTTGAACGAGTCGTGCGAGTACCCGTCGAGCGCCTGTTCGAGCTTCAGATTCCAGTCGAACAACTGCATGCCGTCGGTGATCCGATTCCAGCGTCGGGTGAGCGCGGCCGTCGCAAGCGCGAGTTCCGAGCGTGGGCGACGCGCCACATCTTCGGCCTCAATCACGCCCGAATCGAGCAACGACTTGACGAGCGGATACGCGAACGACTCGCCCGAGCTGATGGTGTACATGCCCGGAACATCGGTCAGCGAGGGCAGGGCAATTGGCGCGAAACTCATGGCAGCACCGGCATATTGGAAACTGGCAATTGCAGGCGCACGCCAGCGGCGCGCCGCGACGCGAGGGCGCACAGGCGACGCGCAAGCTGGTCGTCGGCGGCCCGCACATCGATCCGGTGCTCGCCGGATTGGATGAGCGGCCCGCGATCTAGCTCGGCGCGGAGATCGTCGAGCGTCACGATGCTGTCTCCATTACGCGGGCCTGCACGACGTAGCGCGCGTAGAGCGCGTCGATGAAGCTGATTTCTTCGTCGAGCAGCGGGCAAACATGCGCGCCCGCGAATCGCTCAACCTCGACGAGATAGGTGACGATCGACGGCGGCAGCCGACGGCAGTTTTGCAGAACCCGGCCGATTTTCTGGCGCGCGCTGATCAGTTCATCGGTTGCGCCCTTGGTGCCGACGGCGCGGCGGAACGTGAAAACGTTCTTGTTGCCGACGATTTCCGGCCCCTCGATCTCGGCGTTGACGATCTCCGGATAGGTGTTGCCATAGAAGTCGCGAACCTGCTGAAGCGAAAAGGTGGGCGACGGGTCCGTGAGCTTGGCGCCGTTGTAGCGAAACTCGCGAGCGAGCGTTTCGGTTTTCATCGCGCGCCCCTTAAAGCAGGTCGACGCCGTCTTCCTCGGCGGCGGGCTGCGTGTTGCTGGAATCCTGCTCAGCGGCTACAGCAGGCGTTTCGCCAGCGGCGGGTTCGGCGTCGGGATCAATGCCGGAAATTTGCATCTGACGTGGGTCGGCCGGCGGCGCATCGCCAGCATCATTGCCCGCGTTGTCGCTCGCGTCCGTCGGCGCCGGCAATTCTGCGGCGCGCTTGCGACCGCCCTTGCCCTTTGCCGCCGGGGCGGGCAGTGCTGCTTTAGTTCCTGCGTCGACGGTGCCGTTTGCAGCGCTAGCGGCGCGCGCCTGGTCGAGCACGGACAGCGTGCTGGGCTCATAGATCGAAACCGCCTCGGCGAAGTCGCGGTCGAGTTCGTCGGGCGTGGCGAGAATCGACAGCGGGTAGAGCGGCTTTTCGCCCTTCGTGTCGTCGTTGGCGCGCGGCGTGACGTTCACGCGCAGCTGGTCACCTTCAGCGGTGATGAGCAGCGTGAGTGTCGTGCGTTGTGCCAGTGGGTGCAGCGATGCAAAGAGGGACATCTGCTTCTCCATAAAGGGTGAGGTTAGTGCTGCTTTGCGCGCCACTCGGCGAACGGGCGGCGCAAGAGGTTGTGAAAACGCTCTGCCGCTGCCTTATCGGTCGCGAGGTCTCGGCGGCTGTCGATCTGGCACACGGTGCGGATAACTTCCGCGGCTTCGTCGGCGGTCAGTTGCTCGACTTGCGTCGCGGATGAAAGCCACTCGCGGAATTTCGGGTCGCGGGGCAGCATGCCGGCAAGCTGAGATACGGAGGCCATAGCTGCTCGCTCAGGCCGCTAGGCCGTCATAGTTGCGATCGGCGAAATCCGCGTCGCCGGGATAACGGCCGCTACCGTCAGCACGGTTCCAGCAAAACAGCGAACCGCGGCGGTGCGGAAACCAGTAGCCGGAGCAGTCGCAGCGGGTTTTGCCGGTGTCGCGGCGATTCATCCAGCGATCGACTCGATAGTTGCGCTTGCCGCACACGGTGCAGGCCGGCAGGCGGGCGTAATAGCGCGGGTTGCGCCGGAGGCAGCGGCGCGTGGCGCAGTGGCGGCAGCGGACGTGACAGCGGGCCATGGTCAGTCGAGAAAGAAAGGATGGGTAGCCGACGATTCGCTGTCGTCGAGTCGATGCTCGATCATTCCGAGCGCAGCCCAAAAGGCTCCAGCGATGAATCCGCCAGCAAAACCGGCGCTCGCCACCAAAAGGACTACTAAGAATGAGAACAGGAGATTCATCGGTGAGCCTTTACGGGATCAGGTGCAGCGGGTTGCCTGACAGGCGAGGGTGGTGCTCGCGTCGTGTTCGTCCCACTGCTGGACGGTCGCGCAAAGCAAAATCACTGCGGCGAATGCGGACGCCGTAACAGCGACATATTTAGCGAAGGCGCGCATTTACCAAGCCCCGAAAAGGCGGCAGAGGCCTTCGGCGATGAACGGCGATGCGGCGATCACGGCGAAGCAGAGCAGCGGGCGCTTTGTCGTGCGACGCGCGTACTGCGCCAGCTCGGCGTCGGTTAAGCTGTCGTCGGCGAAGTAGTTGATTTCGTCGGCGGTGCGCGTTGCTTCCGTGAAGCGAGGCGCCGGTGCGTGCATGGTGTTCATCTCAGTGTCTCCCGGTAGGTCGGTGAGTGCGTGAGATGAAGATTACCGTACGGTAATTGGATGTGTCAATACCATTTGGTAATGTTGTGCGAAATGCGTTTGGGGCACTGTTGCGCGGACGCAAAAAAACCCGCCGAGGCGGGTTCGTTCGATAAGGGCGGCTGCTTTAGTCGGCGCTGGGTATGTCTGGCACCCATGAATCGGCGTCTACGATCGCTCGGATGAAGTGCATTTTTTCGATTTCGTCGTCGGCGAAGGAAATCGCTGGATGGGCCCGATTGATCGAAATCAGGTAAGTGCGGCCAGCGGCGTTGTACAAAAACTTCTTGACCATCACGCGCCCATCTTTCGAGCGGAGCATTACGTTTTTGCCGGGCTTGATGGGCGTGTTTGGCTCGACAATTACGAACTCGCCCGCTTCGATCCGCGGGCTCATCGAGTCACCTTCGCACTTGAGTGCGTAGGCATTCCGGTCGCGCGACGGAAAGTCAACGTAGCCGTTGCCGTGTCCGACCGGGTATTCCAAATCGGACCAATGCCCGTTATCTCCGAGCTGCGCCATCCCCACCACCGGTATTAACTTGTTGCCGACGACGTCTCTCGGTCGGAAATCATCGTTGTAGCGGACGGCCACGCCGGGCTCGCCTTTGCCCTTGAGCAACCACACCGAATTGACGCCGTACGTATTCTGAAGCGCGACAGCTTGGAGCATTGAGATCTCCGGGCCTGTGCCGGCCAGCCATTGCGAGGCTACATCGGCACCGACCTTTGCCACCCCGGCAAGCATTTCTGCGGACACTCCCTGCGGAACGAGGGCAGCCTTGATCCGTTCGCTTGGCGTCAATAAAGACGCATCAATCGTATCTGTTTTGCTGCGTTCCGAAATCTCGATGACAGCCTGATTTGCATCGCTTATCGAGGCATCGATTTCGTGCTGATAGAACGGGGCGCCTAGCTCCGCCTCAAGGGAATTGGGGAGCAATCCAGCTTGGCGCTCGATATTTCGGGCCTTGATGGCTCCGAACGACTTCTTGGGAGGAATGCTTGAAAGGGCCGACACTTCGCCCTGGTTGCCATCGATGAGGCTAATGAAGTCGGCCTGCTTATTGAACCGCGTACGGATAAGCTCATCCAGGCGCGCAGCGCGTCGCTCTGCCGCCTGTTTGCGCAGTTGGTCGATTTCCGTCATAGAGCGATTTTCCATGTCAATTACCAAAAGGTAAATCACCAAAAGGTGTTGACTTGTAATTACTGTTCGGTAATATACCGGCATGGACAAGCTTCGGACCTTCCTTAACTCGATGACTCCCGATCAGCAGGAGGAGTTTGCTCGTCTGTGCGGCACGACGATCGGGTACTTGCGCAAGGCCATCAGCGCCGGCCAGCAGCTCGGTGAGTCGCTCTGCATCAACATCGATCGCGAAAGCGCGGGCCGCGTGCGTTGCGAGGAACTCGCGCCGGGCGTCGACTGGGCTTACCTGCGCACAACGTCTGTTAGAGAGGCGGCTTGATATGGGAATCATCAAAGCCTTCTCATGGTTTCGCCGGCGGTTGCTGGTCCGCGTCTGCGTTCAGCGCGGTCTGGTGTTGCGTCCCGGCGATTCCGTGGTGATCGGAGTCGATCCCGACTGGTTTGCGCGCTTCGACTTCGATAGCCTTCAGGCGAAGCTCGAGGCTCGCCACCCTGGAGTGAAGTTCCTGTATGTCGCGGACCTGGGCCGGATCTTCGTGCTTAGTGGCGAGTCGAGCGGTGACAAACGCGACGCAAATCGAAAGGATGGCCGTGAATAGAGCCTTGACCGCCCAATGCTCAACTCGCGCGACTTTGCGGACGGCCTCGCGCACTGGCGCCAACAGCGCCTTTTCCACCGGAATCGGCTGTCCATATCCGTCTTGTTCGAACCGGTCATTCCAGATCGGTTTCATCACCAAATCCTTGTACGTAGAGGCTGCCTGAAATGAAGAGTCTGTATGCGCGAGTTGTGTTGTGGCTGATCCGCCCCGCGATCGACGCCGCCCTGCGCGAAGAAACGCGGCCGGGCGGCCTGCAACTCAATTCACGACACGTGGTTGCGAATCTGCGGTTTCGAGCGCCTTCTGAATTAAAGCGATGAATTCGCGAGCATGCGCAGGTTCCAGCATTAAGCCGCGTCCGTCGTGCTCTTTGCCGAATGCAAGAAATTTCGGGCGCAGCGTGATCACCTGATGTCCCTGATCGAATGCGACCTCGCAAGCGGTCATAGGAAAGAAAAGCGGTGCCGTCGGTTGATTGTTTTCCATGAGGATCCCCGTAGAGATTGGTTGTGTGAGAACTGCCGATTCTACTGGCGAAAGCCGGGATCCTCACCCCATTTCGCCACACGTTGGAGATAGAGAGCATGGCGCTCACAGCAACCGAACAGAAGCAGATCCGTGACGCGCTGTGCGCAATTGCCGTGCGCGGCGCGCGCTGGCCGGGCGAATACGACGTAGCGCGGGACGAACTATCGAAGCAGTTTGTGGCACTGAAAGTGGCTGCAGCGCCGCCAGCAGCAAAAGCGAAATAACTGCCGCGCGTCCATCGGGCGCGGCGGCAGCAAACGATTCCCGTAGCATTTTCATTTTTATCCTTCCCGTTTTCTTCTTGTTGAGTTGCACTTTAGTCGTACTAAGCGCAACAAAACACGTTTGTGTGGAGCAGCAATTGAACATCCTGGACACCCTTCACGCCGTCGCTCACGCCTACAAGGGCGGTTGCGAATCGCTCGCGCCGCGCGTCGGCATGTCGGCGGCGGTGCTCCGCAGCAAAGTCAACCCAAACACCGACACGCACAAAGCGACGCTGATGGACGCCGTCCACATCACGGCGATGGCGGACGACGATCGAGTGCTCGAGGCGTGGGCCACTGAGCGTGGCTATGCGCTGGTGAAGATTCCGAATGTCGATGCATGCACCGATGCCGCGATCGTGGAACTGATGGGCGAGGCTTGGGCCACGCACGGGGAGGTGGGCAAGGAAATTTGCAAGACGCTCGAGGATGGACGCGTCGAGGAAAAAGAGGTTGACCGCGTTGAGGCGCGAATCTTCAAGCACGCACAAGTTCTGTTCAACATCGCTGCGCGCCTGCGCGGCATGGCGGAGTAACCATGCGGACCACACATACCCAACTGGCCGGCTATGACTCGGTGACCGGCACCAAGCGCTGCACGCAGAAGCAGATGATCACCAACCTGTTCTACAGCGAGCATCTGACGCTCACGCGGCAGGAAATCGCCGATCGAACGAACCTTCGCCTGTCGAGCGTGTGCGGCCGCGTGCGCGAGCTGCTCGACGATGAAACGCTCAAGGTGCGTGGCACGCAGAAGTGCGCGGCGACCGGCGTGCTGAACGAAACCCTCGGATTGCCGGTCGAGGTGGCCGCTTGAGCGTCAAGCTGATGACCGCCGTGTTCGATCGCTATCCCGAGGGTGGTGGCGAGATGCTGGTCGCGTTGAAGCTGGCCGACCATGCCGACGATGACGGCACGCACATCTATCCGTCGATCAACTATATCGCCGAGAAGACGCGCCAGTCGCCTCGCGCAGTTCAATACCAGATACGCCGTATGCAGCAGACCGGCTTTCTCTTGCTGGTGGCAAATGCTGGCGGCGGTCGTGGTCGCGCGCGCGAGTACCGCATCAATCCAGACTGGATAAACGGTGCAGAACTTGCACCCATTCCGGCTGGCTCAAAGGGTGCAGAAAATGCACCCAATGAAAAGGGCGCAAACGAAGGTGGAAAGGGTGCAACTGACGACGGAAAGGGTGCAAACGAGAGCGCTAAAGGGTGCAAAGCTTTTGCACCCGAATCATCAGGAACCACCAAGGAATCGTCAGAGAACCATCAACCCGCGCGGCGTGCGCCGCGAATTGCGTTGCATGCCGAACTTCTGAACATCGATTTGCCGGACTGGTTGCCGTTCGTGTCGTGGGACATGTGGTGCGACCACCGCGAGGCGAAAGAGAAGAAAGCGGACGTTCCTTGGACGCGATCCGCGTGCACGGTCACGCTCAAGAAGCTGGCGAAGCTGCATGAGCGCGGTCTGGACGTCGTTGCGGCAATCGAGGAATCGGTGCTGCGCGGCTGGACCGGCATATGGGAGGCCGAGATCGCAGCTGCAGGTGCTTCGGCGCCAGCTGGTGCCGCAGAAGGCTGGTGGCTCGAAGAGAAGGGATGGCGCGAGCAGGGCAAGCGCCTCGGGATCGATCCGGCGCGCTTCCAGTACTTCGAGCAATTTAAGGCGAAGGTCTGTAAGGCGCTGGGCCCGGGCGCATGGATGGAGCATTTGCTGGCCACCGTCACCCGCGAGAGCGAAGAGCGCGGCGAGGCCCTGTACGCCTACTTCAACGACATTCCGCGCGAGAAGGCTGCGCAAGCGGAGGCCGCGTGACGAAGCGAGCATCTTGGCCGATGGTTGTCCCGGCCGGCACGACGACGGTCGGCACCGCCCGTGTGCGCGACGACACGCGCCCGACGATGACGACGGCGCAACGCCGCATCTACGAATTGACCGGCAACCCGCCGCAATCGAGCGCCCTGGACGATCCGTCGGACCCGTTTGCGCCGCCGGCACTCAACATGGGCGCGGCGCCAAAGAAGACGCCGAAGTACCGCAACACGAAGTGCGAGCACGCCGGCATCAAATTCGACAGTCAGCGTGAACGGTCGCATTGGTTCCATCTTGTTCAGCAGCAGGTCGCCGGTCTGATCAGCGATCTGCGGCTGCAAGTGCCGTTCGTACTGACCGAGCGTAAGCAGCGCGACGACGGCACGTGGGAGCGCGCATCGAAGTACGTCGCGGACTTCACATACATCCGTGATGGAAAGCTGGTGGTAGAGGACGTCAAGTCCGAGGCTACACGGAAAAACCGTACCTACATCCAGAAACGCAAGCAGATGCTCGACAAGCACGGCATCACCGTGAAGGAGATCAAGTAATGGCTCAGCGGGTAATGAGCGCGCAGCAGCGCCAGATATGTGAATTCCTGATGCAGAACCCGGGATCGACCAGCGCCATCATCGCCGAGGGAACAGGCTTCCCATACGACAACGTCAAAAAGAAGCTCCGGGCATTGAGGGAAAGCGGGCACGTCAAAGCAAGCGAGTCCAAATATCGGTCGTCGTTCCAGCTCACCGGAAAGCCGTTCCCGCGCCTGGCGGACTATCGGCCGAACCCGCAGTATCTTTCCAAAAAGGCGCGTATGGCGACGCGGACGGATAGCCGCGACGTTCTCTTCACCGCGATGCACGCAATGGTGACCGCCGGGAGGGCTTGCGCGTGAGCGATCGTGAAGAGTTCGACGCATGGTTCGACGGCGAATTCGACTCCGCGGCGGTCGCGCCATCGTTGCGTGAGCTGGCGTTTCACTTCTGGCGCGAAGGTAGGCGTTCAGTGCTAGCTGCAAATGGCGTATCTGTCGAAATGCGCTGTCTGCCGGAGGCAGGATGAAGCGCTCGGTACGCATGCAGCAGAAGACGCCGCTCGCGCGCACCGGCTTCAAGCGACCGGAACCGTCAACGGCGTTCAAGACGACGTTTCACACGAAAACGCAGATGCGCAAGGCGGCGCTCAAGACGCGGCGCAAGCGCGTGACGGTCGCCGAGGGCGCGAAGTATCTCGCGGCGTGCCGCGACGAACCCTGCTACCTGAACGTGCTTTGTCCATGGACCGACTGGGCCGACCCGACTGTCGTCGACTGCCATTCGAATCAGTCGAAGCACGGCAAGGCTGGCGCGCGGAAGGCCGACCATGAATTCACAGTGCCGGGTTGCGCTCGGTGTCACGACTGGTACGACAACAGCGGTGCGCCATACGAGCTGAAGTGCGCGAAGTTCGACAACGCGCTCGAGCGTTGGGCGCCGCGGCGCGCTCGCAAGATGGGTTTGACGATGCAGGAGGCAGCTTGAGGCTGTTGGTGATCATTCCCGATGGGGCGGGGTTCTACAAACGGAAAAATGGTCGCGGCGAGTTCGTTCGCTTCGAGAAGACGAAAAAGGTCGAGACCACCGTATACCGAATCGCCCTTGATGAGCGCGGCAGTGGGCCGGCGCGCGTCTGGGTTGATGCGTGGGTGCCGGAGCATCACCGTGGAGGTTTCATTTCCGGCGATCTGGCGTGGATTGAAGAGGGCGTATGCCGAGCGCATGCATACGTGGATGACAACCGAAACACCTTGGCCGCGTTTCTCGCCAGTGGTGATCTCGAATGGGACGTGAGGGAAATCGCATGAACTGCAAGCCGGGTGATCTGGCGATCGTTGTTGTTCCGGCTGATTGGCCGAGAAAGACGCTGTCCGACAAGATCGTCGAGGTGATTCGCCTCGTTCCGCCGCGTGGTCCTGGGCCCGAATGGGATCAGCGCCCGACGTGGTGGTGCAAGTTCAGCGCAGCATGGTTCAACGACCACGGGCACATGTTCCTCGAATCTTGGGTACTCGACGCATGGTTGCGACCGATCAGCGGCGTGCTGGTCAATGACGACATCAGCGACGAGGTTATAGCGTGACACCAGCCAAATATCAATCTGCATTGAATGCCCAATCGGCGATCGCAAAAAAGGTGCTTGAAATGGTGCCGATTCAGGACGCGTGGTCGCGCAGCGAGATCGCATCACACCTGCGGCGCGTCACAAAGAGCTCGCCCGATGTCGCGGTTCTCGATGGATGCCTCGTGCGCCTGAAGGATGCCGGTCTGATTCGCGAGCGTCAAACCGGCTTGTATCAGCGAGTGGAAGTCAGGGAACGAGAGGTATTGCACGTGGCAATTGAAACGAAGACTGAGCCGAAGGGCGTCACCGGCGCGCTGGCGAAATCGCCGATCGACATTCTTTCTGGTCTGGCCGAGCGCGCGCGGTCGCTCGCGACCAGTGTGGTCGTGTTGGCATCGGACATCGAGACGGCGGCGCTTACGATCGAGCAGGGGAACGCAGAAAGCAACGCGAACCTCGACAAGCTGCGCCAGCTGCAGGCGCTGCTAAAGAGCCTCGCTTAAGGAGAAACACGTGAGCGACATCAAGATCTATACCGGCCGCACCAACACGCAGACGCATCGCGCCGTGCTTGGCGTCGACGAAATCAAGATGATTCTTGCGCGGGAAGTCTGCGCAGCCGCCGATGTGCCGATGGACGCCGATAGCACCCGTGTGAACGTTCAATTGTCGAGCCGCATGGGCAATTACGGTTCCGAGTACGAGGCGATTGTGACGGTGACCGTCGACTACGAAAAGATGCCGGCGGCGGGTGAAGCATGAGCGCACACGCCTACATCCAATACGCCGACGTCCCGGACAATCTGACCGCGTCGAGCCGGCAGCACATCGACGACGTGACCAAAGCAAAGATGGTCGCGTTCGATGGCTGCCCGCTCGTCGGCCAACTAGACCCTGTCGGCGATCGCCTGCAGGTCGAATATCCGTTTCCACGCAATGACGACTTGCGCAACCAGCTCGTGCAGTGGTTCGTGCACTGGGGCATCCACTTCACGGTGGTCATGTGACCGCGTGCCCGCGCGGCCTGTATGGCGACCCAGCCGAAGCGCTGATCGCAATGGAATGCGCGACATGCAAAGGCTGTCCGCATGAACGAATTCACGAACTTCTCGGTGCAATGCAAACGATCTGCGCAATTGGAATGACGCACGGCGAACGTTGCGAACAATATGGAAAGAGGCAACCCAACATGACGACAAACGCCATTGCGGCAGACGAGATCGACGCGGTGCTGACGGAGTGGTACGAATGGAGCCAGGCATACGAGCCCGCGCTCGGGCACGGCCGAGCGTCCGCGAGCTGCCGCGGCTTCAAAATCAGCGATCAATGGATGGACTATGACGACCTGTCGGAAGTGGTCGATCGCCAGTTGCGCGCTGCGACCGGCGAGGCCGTCGATCCGCTTATCCAGACGCTGTCGCTCGCGCACCGCGTCGCCGTAATGACGGCAGTGCGCAACTTTGTCGCCGGCGCTGTTGTGTTCCGCAACCCGCGCAGCCCTGCGACGCAAGACTCCGACTACGCCGAAGCGAAGCGCCTGTTGCGGCCCGGGCTGGTCGCCAAAGGACTGCTCGGATAATAAGTTTCCGCAGCTACAAAAACTCCTTGCGTTAGCGGGTTTGTGTAACTACAATAACTTATATGGACATCACATTCGACCCCGCAAAAAACCAAGCCAATCTCGCCAAGCACGGCGTCGAACTGGCACTGGCGGCGCACATTGACTGGTCGGAAGTGTGGTTCGACGTTGATGACCGCGCCGATTACCGCGAGTTGCGCGAGATCGGCTACTCGCTCATCGATGGTCGTCTCTATTGCGTGATCTACACGCAGCGCGGCGAGACGATGCATGTGATCAGCTTGCGGAAAGCGAATAGAAGGGAGGTCAAGCGCTATGACGAAGAAACGTGAAATCTACATGCCGACCGAGGAGGAGGATGCCGAGATCAATCGCGGCATCGCTGCTGACCCGGACACCTACGTGCCGAGCGACGAACAGTTTGCGCGCATGCGGCGACGTGGCGGCCGGCCGCGCTCCGAAGCACCCAAGGTGCAATTGACCGTGCGATACGATGCGGACATCGTTGAAACGTTCAAGGCGACCGGTGACGGATGGCAGACGCGCATGAACGATGCGCTGCGCGACTGGCTGAAAGATCATCAGCCAGCTTGAATGACGTTTTAGATAACTGTTGTAAAGACTGAAATCTTTTGCTAATGTTTCGTCCGTGGCGAGTTCGCTCGTCCAAAGAAAAGCCCGCACGGTTTACTCCGCGCGGGCTTTTTGCTATTCGGCTTCAGGTTTTTATCCCTTCGGCGATGGTGCGGACAAGTGCGGCAATGTATTTGCCGTCTGACTCGCCGAACTTTTCTGCTTCGCCAGCATTGAACGGCGCCCCATTCAGTTTCAACGTTCCGGCTTCTGCTGCGGCGGCGACGATTTGAGCGGCAAGTTCTGTCGCTTTGAAGATCGTTACAGACATTCGTTATTCCTTTTTCGATTGAGCCGGCCCTTCCGGCGTAACGATTCTACAGCGGGTGTAGTACACCCGGTTTTCCCACTGGAGCAGCGGCATGGCACAGCAGATCAAGTTGAGCGTGACGTTCGCATGGTGGCTCAAGCCATACCTGCGCGCGCTCGCGATCTGCTGCGTTCTCAGTGGCAACGTGCCGGATCAGGCGAAGCTCCAAGGGCAGATCAAGCGCGCGATGCGGGTGATCGTCGAGTGAGCCGAAAGCTTTCGACGCTCAAGCCGCGCATACAGGCGGCCAACACGAACCGCGTTGCTACGCTCGAAGCAAAGGCGGGCACGACGCCGCGCGTGCGCGGCCGCAAATGGGTTGAGACGCGCCAGCGCGTCGCGGTTGCCCAGCAGTTCGCGTGTCAGGGTTGCGGGTGTGTTTGGTTGCCATGGCGCGATCAGGTTGACCACCACGTGCCGCTCGAACAGGGCGGGAGCAACGACGACACAAACCTCAATCTGCTGTGCGACGACTGCCACAAGGCCAAGACGGCGAGCGAGGCAAAGAGCCGATCAGCAGCAGGCGCGCTGTAGCGGGCTGGTTTGTGATGGGTTCGACGCACGTCAGGCTCTGCGCGGCAAGCCGCCGCAGCGCCTTCTGGCGCGCCGCAGCGGTGTCGAGGGGGTGGGGGCATCGAAAGTCTAGCGTTCCGCATGACGGGAAACCGACCGTTCTCTCACGCGCAGAATTTTTCCCTTTTTGGAGCTTTTGTTAATGGCTTTTAACAGCAAGAAACGGCTCTTTGCCGATGCTGTTTTGGCCGGAAAGTCCAATAAGGACGCGGCTATCGCGGCAGGCTACAGTGCGGCGACCGCCTCGGCCGCCGGATCGCGACTTGTTAAAGACAAGGACGTGGTCGCGTACCTCGCCGAGCGCCGAAAAAAGGCCGCGCCGCGCGCCAAGCAGCAGCCGACCGAAACCGACAAGGCAATGACGGCCGCGGCGGTTGCAGCCGGCTTCGATCTGAACGCGATCCTGACGTTCTCGGACCCGAAGGCATTTCTTCTGGCTGCGATGAACGACCAGAACACCGAGCCGAAGCTCCGGATCGACGCCGCGAAGACGCTCATGCCGTTCGTGCACGCCAAGGTCGGTGAGGCGGGCAAGAAAGATGCGAAGGCTGATGCAGCAAAGAAGGTCGGCGCCGGCAAGTTCGCGGCGACGGCTCCCCCGAAGCTGGTGGTGAACAACCGGAAGTGATCGATGGAATGGAAGACAAGCTGCCTCGACTGGGCCGACCGGCTCAAGCGCGGCGAGTCCATCATTCCGCCGCCGATCTTCCCCGATCAGGCTGAGCAGGCGCTCGCGATCTTCAAGCAATTGAAGATTGTCGACGCGCCGGGCAGCCCGACTTTCGGCGAGTCGTGCGCCCAGTGGGTGTTCGATCTGGTGGCGTCGATCTTCGGAGCGTATGACCCGGACAGCGGACGGCGGCTGATCACCGAGTGGTTCATCTGCCTGCCAAAAAAGAATTCGAAATCGACGATCGCGGCCGGAATCATGATGACCGCGGTCATCCTCAACTGGCGGCAGTCCGCCGAGTTCGCGATTCTGGCGCCGACGATCGAGGTTGCGCAAAACAGTTTCAGTCCCAGCCGGGACATGGTGAAGCACGACGAAGAGCTCGACGAGCTGCTGCAGGTCCAGACGCACATAAAGACGATCACGCACCGTAACAGTGGCGCGACATTGAAGGTCGTCGCGGCCGACTCGAATACGGTCGGCGGCAAGAAGAGCGTCGGCACGCTGGTCGATGAACTCTGGTTGTTTGGCAAGCAGGCGAACGCCGAGAACATGCTGCGCGAGGCGATCGGCGGCCTGGCGTCGAGGCCCGAAGGCTTCGTGATCTATCTGACCACGCAGTCTGACGATCCGCCGGCGGGCGTGTTTCGCCAGAAGCTGCAGTACGCGCGCGATGTTCGGGACGGCAAGATCGAAGATAAGCGCTTCGTGCCGGTGATCTTTGAGCACCCGCCGGAAATGGTGGCGAGCAAGCAGCACCTGAAGGTCGAAAACCTTGGAATGGTCAATCCGAACCTCGGCTATTCGGTTGATCAGGAGTTCCTCGAGCGCGAGTTCAAGAAAGCGCAGACCGAAGGTGAGGAATCGTTCCGCGGCTTTCTCGCAAAGCATGCAAACGTCGAAATTGGCCTTGCGCTGCGCTCCGATCGCTGGGCCGGCGCGGAATTCTGGGAAGCCGCCGCGCTGGTGCCGAAGCTGACGCTTGATGAACTGATCGAGCGCTGCGAAGTAATAGACGTCGGCATCGACGGCGGCGGCCTCGACGACTTGCTCGGGCTGGCGGTCGTCGGCCGCGAGAAATTGACACGCCGGTGGTTGCTCTGGGCGCATGCATGGGCGCATCCATCCGTTTTCGAGCGGCGCAAAGAGGTTGCGCCGACGCTGCGCGATTTTGAGAAGGAGGGCGACCTCACCGTCGTTGAGCAGATCGGCGACGATGTGCGCGACGTCGCCGACATTGTCGCGGTCGTCTACGCATCCGGAATGCTCGATAAGGTCGGCGCCGACCCGGCCGGCATCGGCGGCATTCTCGACGCGCTGGTCGAGGCCGGCGTCCCTGAAGAGCTTGTCATTGGCATTTCGCAGGGCTGGAAGATGTCCGGTGCGATCAAGACCACTGAGCGGAAGCTTGCCGAAGGCGTGCTCGTGCACGGCGGCCAGCGAATGATGGCTTGGTGCGTCGGCAATGCACGTGTGGTGCCGGTTGGAAATGCCGTGAATATCACCAAACAGGCCAGCGGAACGGCAAAAATCGACCCCCTTATGGCTGGTTTCAACGCCGTAACCCTGATGAGTCTCAATCCGCAGTCAGCACCTACACCGGGAATCTTTATCCTATGAGCGAAGCATTCAAGGCTGCACAGGCGAAGGCCCGGTTGCCGGGCTCCGCCGTGCTCAATGCCTGGCGCGCTCAGCATGGGCCCGAAACGACCGGGCGCGTCAACAACATCAACGAGACGCGGCAGAGTCTGACGGTTCAGGAGCTCGCGAATATCATCGGCGGTGGCGCAATCAGCAACGCCGGCCCGGTCGTCAACGAGACGACCGCGATGAAGGTATCAGCGGTCTACGCATGCGTGGCGCTGATTGCCGGTGCGATCTCGACGCTGCCAATGCAGATCTACGAGCGCACGCCGACCGGCCGATCGCGCGTCGAGCATCCGTATTGGTGGTTGCTGAACGAGCAACCCGAGCCGGACGCTTCGGCAGCCGTATTCTGGGAATATATGGTCGCGGCGCGACTGTTCTACGGCGATTGCTTCGCGGAGATCGTGCGGCCGTCGTTCCGCAGCAGCTCTGCGTCGGCTTTCAAGGCGCACCACCCGCTGCGCGTGTTCCCGTTCCGCGATAGCAAGGGTGATCTGTGGTATCGCGTGCAGCCGCTGGTCGGCGCCGAGTACGTGCTGCATCCTGCGGACATCATCCATGTCCCCAGCCTTGGTTACGACGGCATCCGCAGCCCGAGCCCGATAACCTACGCGGCTCGACAGTCGGTCGGGACCGCGCTCGCGGCGGCGGAGTACAGTGCGCGATTCTTTTCGAATGGTGCCCGCCCAGATTTTGCGCTGATGACTTCCGGAAACATGACCGAGGAGCAGGCGAGACTACTGCGCGCGACTTGGGGCGAGCGCCACAGCGGCGTCGCGAATTCACATCTTCCGGCGGTTCTCGCCGGCGGATTGACGATCAAAGAATTGACCATGTCGCCGGTCGATGCGCAGATCCTCGAGACATCCAAGTGGGATCTCGAGGAAATTTGCCGCATTCTGGGCGTTCCTCCGTTCATGGTTGGATCGACCGAAAAAACGACGTCGTGGGGTAGCGGCATTGAGAACATGAGCCGCGGCTTCGTGAAATTCACGCTGCTGCGTGACCTGGTCAAGTTCAATCAGGAATTCAACCGGAAACTCTGGCCGTCGCGCCAGCGGATTTTCTGCGAATTCGATGTCTCCGGTATGGAGCGAGGCGATCTGAAGAGTGAGAACGATGCGCTCCGTATCGCGCTCGGTCGTGCGGGAGAGCCCGGCTGGATGACGCAGAACGAGGTGCGACACCTCAAACTACTGCCGCCAGTTGAGGGCGGAGACGTCGTGAACAGCGGTATCGCGCAGACCGCCAATGTGGCGGAACCGGCGGCAGAGCCGGAAGCGGCGCCGGCGCCCGCCGGGCAACCAGACCAAGGGGCAACATGAGCAAGCTGATCAAGCTACTGGCGAAAAACCGCCGACCAGTGACGCCGCGCGCGTTTGACGTGCAGGGCGAAGACACCACCATCTATATCTACGACGCCATCGTTGCAGACGATGACACGGCGGAATGGTGGGGCGGCGTGTCGGCGCAAACGCTCGTGCCGCAAATCCGCGGGATCAAGGGCGGCACGGTTCATCTGCGGATCAACTCGCCAGGCGGCGACGTTTTCGCGGCGCAGGCGATCGTCGCGGCGATCCGCGACACCGGCGCGAAGGTAGTGGCGCATATCGACGGCGTCGCGGCGAGCGCTGCAACCGTTATTGCGTCGGCCGCCGATGAGGTCGAAATGTCGGACGGCGCTATGTACATGATTCATTGTGCGTGGACTGTCGCCATCGGCAATTCCGCCGACCTCGCCGCTACGTCCGCACTGCTCGACAAGACTGATGGCGTGATCGCCGGCCAGTATGCAAAGCGCAGCGGTGAGAGCGTGGACGACATGAAGGCGCTCATGAGCGCTGAAACGTGGTTCACGGCAGAAGAGGCGGTGGAAATCGGGCTTGTCGATCGCATCGCCGAGAATGCTCCGCGGGCGCAGGCGTCGTGGGATCTGAGCGCCTACGCCAATGCGCCGACGCCGAAAGAGCCTGAGCAGATCGACACCATTGCCGCAGAACACCGCGAACGTCAGCAGCAGCGCATGCGCATGCTGAATCGCATCAATCATCAGTGACGCGCCTCGCGCACCTGAGAACGGCCGCCTTCGGGCGGTTTTTTTTCGTCCCAACGACCTGCGCGAGCGGTCACCCCTGTCAGGAGATTTCACATGAAGCTGCAGCAACTGCGTGAATTGCGCAATTCGAAGGCGAAAGAAGCCAACGAGATCAACAACAAGTTTCCCGCCGACCAGCGTATGCCGGCTGCCGAGGCAGAGCGCATGGATTCGATTCTGGCTGAAATCGAGGCCATCGACGGCGAGATCGCCCGCGAGAACCGCCGCGCGCAGCTCGCAGCGGAAGACCCCGCTGCCCAGCATGCCGCGGCGATGAATGCGGCGACGCGCACGCCCGGCGCGCACGGCGATGAAACGCGCGCGCTTCGCGCTTTCATGGCCGGCGGTATTTCGAGCATGGCGGACGAAGATCGCGCGCGGATGCTCGCGCGGCAAACCCCCGACATCCGCAACGCGATGTCCACGACGACGACCACGGAAGGCGGCTTCACGGTAGCGACCGAATACCAGCGCTCGCTGGAAATCGCCATGAAGGCATACGGTGGGATGCGCGCAGTTGCGCACGCGATTCGCACGGCGACGGGCGCGTCGATGAACTTCCCGACCACCGATCCGACGGCAGAAGTTGGCGAAATCGTTGGCCAGAATGCGCCGGTTACGGGTCTCGATACGACGTTCTCCAATATCTCGATGGACGTCTACAAGTACAGCTCGAAGAAAATTGCTCTGCCATTCGAACTGGTGCAGGACTCGTTCATCGACATCGAGGCGTATATCCAAAGCTTGCTGGCGATGCGACTGGGCCGTATCCAGAATACGCACTTCACCACCGGCAGCGGTACGAATCAGCCGCGCGGCCTGATTACGGCCGCCAACACGGGCAAGGTCGGCGCCACCGGCCAGACGCTCACCGTGGTCTATGACGATCTGGTCGACCTCGAGCACTCCGTCGATCCGGCATACCGGAGCCAGCCGGGTGTCGGCTACATGATGCACGACTCGTCGGTGAAGGTTGTCCGCAAGATCAAGGACGGTCAAAACCGCCCGATCTTCGTGCCGGGCTACGAGGCCGACGCCATGATCAATGGCGGCGCACCGGATCGCCTGATGGGTCGTCCGATCTACATCAATCAGGACATGCCGGTGATGGCGGCGAACGCGGAGTCGATCGCGTTCGGTCAATTCTCCAAGTACGTCATCCGCGACGTGATGGACCTGACGCTGTTCCGCATGACCGATTCGGCTTTCACGTTGAATGGTCAGATCGGCTTCGTCGGCTTCCTGCGCACGGGCGGCAACCTGATCGACGCAGGGGGCGCCGTCAAGACCTACGCGAACTCGGCGACGTAATCGGAAACGAGTCTCCCGGTTCGACCCGCGGTGGGCCGACGCCCGCCGCATCACCTCTCTCAGGAAGTCCATCATGGCAAAAGTTCAAACGGCGCGCGCGCGCGTGCTCGCCGATCACGTTGGCTTGGGCATCAAGTGCGGCCAGCTTGTCGAGGGCCCCGAGTCCGTCATCAAGGCGCTGTCCGCTGCTGGCGTTGTCGACAATCACGAGGATGCGGTTGCGTACGCGTCCAGCAAGGGCGCAGCCGTTGTCGCGCTCGAAGATCCTGCCGCTGCCGCAGAGGTGGCGTCGGCGATCGCCGACGAGAAGCAGGCCGACGCGGCCGACGCTTCGCAGCCTGCGGCAAGCTAAGGCATGGGCATCAGGCTGACGCAGGCGCCGGCGGAAGAGCCGGTCACAGTCGACGAGGCGAAGCTGCATCTGCGCGTGACGGACTCCGGCGAAGATACGCTGATCGCAATGTTGATCAGCGCCGCCCGGATTCACGCCGAAAACGTGTGTCGCCGCGTCTTCGTGACCCAGAAGTGGAATCTGTTCCTCGACGCGTTCCCGTTTTACACCTACTACGGTGTGATTCCGGGCTACGTGCCGGTCGATCAGTTGCCGTCGGCCTGGATGACGATGCGCAATTACGCGGTGCGCTTCCGCGGAAGCAAGATCGACATTCCGTTTCCGCGCCTGCAGTCGATTGATGCGGTGAAGTACATCGATGCGAACGGCGTGACGCAAACAATGGACCCGTCGGTATATGTTGTCGATGCAATCAGCGAACCTGGCGTTTTGACGCCGGCGACGGGTACCTATTGGCCGGACACCCAAAACACGACGAACGCGGTGCAAATCAGCTTCACGGCTGGATATGGCGTCGCTGCGGATGTTCCGGCTGGCATCAAGTCGTGGATCCTGCTGCGTGTCGGCGCGCTGTACGAGAACCGCGAGGAAGTCTCGGTGGCCACGCGCGTGACGGTGCAGGAACTGCCCTACGTCGACACGCTGCTTGACCCCTACCGGATCATGGGGTACGCCTGATGCGCGCCGGCGAACTTCGTCACCTCCTGACGTTCCAGGCCAAATCGACGGCGCAGGACGAGTATGGCGAGCCGATCAATGCGTGGGTGGACGTTTTCACATGCCGGGGAAAGGTCTCGCCGACGAGCGGCCGCGAGCGCCTCGCGGCGCGGGCCGTCCAGTCATCCGTGACGCACGCGGTCACGGTGCGCTATGTGCCGCAGCTCGCGAACCCGAAAGACGTTGCCGCCATGCGCATCGTTTTCGGAGCGCGAATTTTTGACATTCACGACTCGATCAACGAAGACGAGCGTAACCGCATGGTCACGTTGATGGCGGAAGAGGGTTTGAACAATGGCTAATTCAGCGGAGACCATTGTTTTCGGAGCGCTCAAGGCACTCGTGCCCAACGGCGACGGCACGTTCCGCGTTTATCCGGACGTGGCACCCGCCGGCGCGCTGCGCCCCTACATCACGTATCAGGCGGTCGGCGGACAGTCCCCGAACTACCTGAGCAGCACCGTGGATCTCCAAAATGCGCGCATGCAACTGAACGTGTGGGCCGACACGCGTGCTGCCGCGACGACCCTCATGCAAAGCGTGATCCCCGCGCTCACAGGCCCGGGCATCAAAGCAGTGACGATCGGCGCGCCGGTCAGCAGCTACGAGTCCGACACGAAGCTGTACGGTTCGAGATCCGATTTCAGTATCTGGTTTTACCCGTAACACCGAATTCCCGCCGCGTCGTCGCGGCGTTCGCTTCAACCACCGACCCGCCCTGAGCGGGTTTCTTTATTTGTGAGGTCCGAAAAATGCCCAGCACCGCAGTTTCCGCTCAGGGGTCCACCCTTTCCGTATCTGGCGCCGCCGGCGTCGCCAAAAACATCACCGCGCTTGCGCTCGGCTTTCCGACCATCCTGACGTCGGCCGCACACGGCTTCTCCAACGGCGACATCGTGACGTTCGCCGCGTTGACCGGCAATACGACACTGAACGGCGTTACCGCAGTGGCGAAGAACGTCACGCCCAACTCCTATGCGGTTGATGTCGACACGACCGGCGGTGCTGCGTACGTCAACGGCGGCACGGCGACGCCGGTCGCGTGGACGCCGATCGGAAACCTGACCACCTTCAAGGGTTTCGATGGTCAGGCGAACGAAATCGACAAGACCAATCTGTCGAGTGTCGCGAAGGAATTCATGCTCGGCCTGCAGGACTTCGGTCACTTCACGTTCGACGTGGACAAGGATTTCACCGACGCTGGTCAACTCGCGTGCGACGCGGCGAAGCGCGCGGGCACGCTCAAGAATTTCAAGCTCACGCTGCCGAACGGTAAAACCGCGACGTTCAGCGGCTACGTGAAAAACAGCCCGCTCGACGGCGGCGTCGATCAGATCCTGAAGACGACGGGCGTTTCGATCCGGATCACCGGCGACGTGGTCTACGCGTAACCCCGACCCGCTGTAAACCCCACCACAACACACTGGACATAACGTGCCCATTCTCAGCAAAGAAACGAAGACCGCCATTCTCGGCGCTATCCACCTCAAGACCGAGTCCGTCGACGTGCCCGAGTGGGGCGACGGCGTGACGCTCATCGTGTCGGAAATGTCTGGCCACGCGCGCGACGCCTTCTACGCGAAAAAGGAAACCGGCAAGGTGTCGATTAGCCAGTCGCAAGCGGATCTGTTGCTCGCGACGGTCGTCGACGAGGCCGGCGCGCTGGTGCTGGATGAATCCGACGTCTCGAGCCTGCAGGCGCAAGGCAGTGCTGTGCTCGATCGGATCGTGGCCGTTGCGGTCCGCATCAACGGCATGCAGCCCGCCGCGGTGGAGGAGGCCGTAAAAAACTCCGAAGCCGCCCCGAGCGGCGATTCTGGCTCCAGCTCAGCATCGACTTCGGTATCCCGGTAAGGGAATTGCAGCAGCGAATCACCAGCGCGGAATTCGTCGAATACATGGCTCTGTACCAGCTTGACCGGCGCGGGAGCCACTACGACGACCTTCGCGCCGGCACGATCGCGTCGATGCTGGCAAACATCAATCGCAACTCGAAAGTTAAATCTGAGCCGTGGGGTCCGCTGGACTTCATGACGTGGAACGAGTTGCATCAAGTGGAGGCAGAGGAAGCGAAGCCGGTGCTGCTGGACGATCCGGATGCGCAGTCCGATCTCCTGCTGTCGATGATGTTTCCGAACAAGGAGGTGTGATGGCTCGAAGTACATTCACGATCGAAAATCCGCAGGCGCTGACGGACGGCCTGCAGGCGCTCGACAACATCGCGAGCGAAGCGGTATTGCGTCAGGCAGCCGTCGCCGGCGCGCGCGTCATTTTCGACGAGGTGAAGCTGCGGGCGCCGGTCGGCGATGCGACGTATGAACGCAAGGGCGCACCTCATGCTCCTGGCACGCTACGCGACTCGATTCTGATTGCCTACGACAAAGAGGTATCTGTGCCGGGCAAGCTGGCCTCCTACATCGTCACGTGGAGCAAGGACGCCTTTTACGGACGTTTTCTCGAATACGGCACTTCGAAGCTGAGCGCACGACCGTTCTTGCGGCCGTCGTACGAAGCGAAAAAAAACGAGGCGGCCGCCGCAGTTGACGCGGTGATCCAAACCAAGGCTGGAGAGTTGACGAATGTCAAATGAAACCGTCGTTCGCGTCAGTGCTGACGCCACCGGGTACACGTCCGAAATGGATCGGGCCCGGCGCAGCGCTGAAGCGTTCGCGGCCAGCCAGGAGGCTGTCGCACGCCGCACGCAGGCCGCGCAGGCAGGCATCGAGGAAGCTGTCGCTAATAGCAGCCAAGCGGGCACGCGCCAGATCAATGCGTTCATGCAGTCTCTGGTGCGTCAGGCCGATACCGCTGGCAAGACGCGCGCCGAGTTGTTGCAGATGCAGGCCGCGGCGCTCGGCGTGTCGGATTCGGCGCAACAGTACATCGACAAGATCGCCGATGCGTCGAAGCACACCGAGGAGTTCAGCATCAAGACCGCCGGCGCACGCCGCGAGCTGCTGGTGCTGGCGCATGAGGCGTCGCAGGGCAACTGGAAGAACTTCGGCGGCTCGCTGATGGTGCTGGGCGAACGCACCGATGCCATGTCGAAGATCCTCTCGCCGGTGGGCATGGGAATCGGTGTGGTGGTCGCGGCGATCGCGGCGCTCGCCGTCGCAATTCATAAGGGCGCGGCAGAATCGGACGCGCTTAACGCCGCGCTCAAGAACACGGGAAATTACGCCGGCATGACGGCGGGGCAGGTCAATGATCTGGCCGTATCTATCGGCAGTATCCAAGGTGGCACCACCGAAGCGCAGAAGGTACTCACCGGTTTGATCTCGACGGGCCGGTTCAGCGGCGACACTCTCACTGCGGTCGCGAAATCGGTCATCGCGATGTCGGACGCCACCGGCGAGAGTGCCGACAAGGTCATCGAGCAGTACGTGAAGATGTCCGACGGCGTCACGAAGTGGGCCGAAGAGCAGAACAAGCAGTACCACTTCCTCACGCTTGCCGAGTATGACCACATCAAGGCGCTCGAGGAATCCGGCGCCCAGGCGGCGGCGGAAGCGCAGGTCGCTGATCAGCTAACGGAAGCGCTCGGAAAGCAGCACACCGCGCTCGGATGGCTTCCGGCTGCATGGAAGGCGGTAGGCGATGCCGCCTCGTCGGCATGGCGCGAGATGATGAACCTGGGCAAGCCGACGAGCGCCGAGGCCAAACTTGGCGCCCTGCAACAGGAACTTGCGCAGGCTCAGGTCGACATGGCCAACGGCGGCACGTCGGCGAGCGCGGATGGCGTTTCCCTGTTTGCGTCGAAAGACGACATGCAGGGCCGCATCAAGCAGTTGCAGTCGCAGATCGCAAATCAACAGGCGTTCGTCGACAACGAGCAGAAGTTTGCGGCGCAGCAGGCAGAAAACTCGCGCGTCCACCAGGCAGCCATCGATGCCGACAACGCGCTCAGCAAGAGCATGGAGTCGCTCGACAAGGACTACGCCAAGAGCGAGGCGATGCGCAAGCTCTATCAGCAGTTCGTCGCGCTGAAAAAGGAATACGAAAATACCGGCGTCATGCCGTCAAAGTACGAGGGTGTCTCGTTCAACGTGCACACCGGCGATTTCAGCGGCGGCCTGTATGACAAGGCCGCCGCCGACATCACTGACCGGTATAAGGGAAAGGCGGCGCACACGAACGATAACGGCCTCAATGCCGATCTGGCCGCGCTCCAGAACCAGCAGAAGATGATCGAAGACGCCACCCGCGCGTCGCTCGAGCACATCAAGGCGTTGCGTGCGGAGGGCGTCATCAGCGAGCAGGATGCGCTGGCGCAGAGCTATATCGCTGAGCAATCGGCGCTGCAGAAGCGTATCGACATCGACAAGCAGCAGGAGGCGATTGCCGAGGGGAAAAAGAACAAGGAGGCGTACCGCAAGTATGCCGACGATATTCAGCGCCTTCAGCAGCAGATGACCGCCAACTATGCAAAGTTTGGCGACGACATCGGGAAAATGTCGAAGAAAGAGGCCGACGCGGTGCAGGTGTTCACCGATGGACTGATGGAGCAGCTGAAGACCCAACAGACCGCGGCCGACACGAAGCTCACAGGCCTGAGCATGGGCACTAACGATCGCGCGGATTTCGATACGCAGATCAGGCTCATGGAGGACTACGACAAAAAGAGCGCGGCGCTCAAGAAGTCCTTGAGCGAGAACCGCATCGGGAAGGACCAGTACGACGCGGAACTGGCCGCGACGAAGGACTATTACAGTTCGGCGGTGGCGATCGCGCAGAAGTCGTCTGCGGACATCATTGCTGCAAACAAAGACTGGACGATCGGCGCCGCGCGCGCAATGGCTGACTACTCAGACAGCGCGAACAACGTCGCGGCGCAGACGGTGACGACGTTCCAGGATGGTTTCAAGGGAATGGAAGATGCGCTTGTCAGCTTCGCGACGACCGGCAAGCTCAGCTTTACGAGCCTCGCCAACAGCATCATCGCGGACATCATCCGGATGCAGGCGCGCGCGGCGATCTCCGGTTTGTTCAGTGCGGCAGTGAGCGCGGTCGGCGGCTATTTTGGAAACGGCTTTGCGACCACGGCGGCAAACATTCAGGGCGGCAATTCGCTCGACAACCTCGTGAACAACACCGGCGGCTGGGGCACCATTCCGGCGCGCGCGACTGGCGGCCCGGTCGACGCCGGCACGACATACCTTGTCGGCGAGAAGGGCCCGGAGCTGTTCAATCCGGGTACCTCTGGAACCATCATTCCGAATCACGCGATCACCTCATCGAGCGGTGGCGGTGATCTGACCGTGAACGTGCCGGTTTCTATCGAGGGCAGCGGATCGGCGACTGATCAGAGCAATGCGGGCGACCTCGGCGCCAAGATCAGGCAAGCCGTTCAGGCTGTGCTGCAGAACGAGCGTAGGCAGGGCGGCGTGCTCTGGAAAGTGCAAAACGGGATCGCGTAATGGCTGATACGTTCAACTGGGTGCCGGCAGTTTCAAACCTGTCCGGCAGCGCAACGCTGCGCGTCCGCAAAGGTCAGTTCGGCGACGGCTATGCGCAGCGTGTCGCCGACGGCATCAACAATCGAGCATCCTCATACAACCTGACATTCATCGGGGACGCTGCGACGATCGGCGCGATCCTCGCGTTTCTTGATGCCCACGCTGGCGCGACGTCGTTCTACTGGACGCCGCTTCTACGCACGCAGGCGCTGTTCACCTGTGAGAAGTATTCGGAGCCGACGAAAGACGGCAACGCCTACACGATCTCCGCAACGTTCGATCAAACCTTCGCTCCCTGAACACTATGTCATCACTTGCAAAAGTTTTGCTCGGTACCGCTCCGCTCGGCACCGACGGCGATCCCGTGCGCACCGCATTTACGAAGGCCAATTCGAACGTTGACGTGCTGAATGCACAAGCGGCGCTGACGAGTGCCGGCGCGCCGATCACGGCGGCCCAGGCATTGACTGCGGCGGCGCACCTCGGGAAGCGCGTCAACATCGCACTGGCGGCGGCCGGCACGATTAATTTGCCCGCCGCGTCTACATGCGCTGCCGACAGTGTCATCCTGTTGCGCAACACCGGCACGACGGTTGTCACGCTTGCCATCACGGCAAGTTCGGGTGATACGGTTGCCCTGTCGAAGTTGAACGCTGGCGAAAGCGCGTTAATGGACACCGATGGCGTACATGCATGGACTGTTCTCATGCGCGGACGGACCAACTCGGACAACGAGGTTGTAAACGGAAACTGTACGGTCAACGGCAACGAAACCATAGCGGGCACGCTCGGTGTAACAGGGGCCGCGACATTCTCAGTCCGCCCCACGTTCGCGACAAAAACACCCTGGGACAGCGGTAACTTACCCTCACCAGCATCGACGGTTAACCCCTCGTTTACGGGTACGCCCTCGCTATCAAACGGGGCGCTTTTAGCAATAGCGTCTACAAACACCACTTATACGGCGTTCCTAGCCTCTAACCCGAGTGGGTTTGTCGGTTTTGTAAATCAGGCTAATAACGTCTGGAATATGCAGTTATTCGACAGTGGCGCAGTGGTATTCCGTAACACCGTCTCAACCAATTTTGTCCCCGGTGGGACCGTAGGTGCATGCAATTACAACCTTAACGGTTTGGGGGGCTTGGCTAACATCGGGTTTGCATCCAATAACTCCGCAGCCTCATTGATTCTCCGGTGTAGTACCGGCAGCGGATTAGAGGTGATTAACGGTGCGTCAAGTGCTTATAACCCCATTACGTGCTCTAGCGTTACACAGACCTCCGATCGTGACCTTAAAACAGACGTAACCCCCGTTAGGGAAGTTTTGCCCCTTCTCAGAAATAAGCGCATCGTAAATTATAAATTCAAGCTTCCTATGTCGGAGGGCGGCGGCGCGGGTAGGCCACAAATTGGGGTTATCGCGCAAGAATGGCGAGAGGATTTCCCGGAGCTTGTCGAGGAGACGACTGCGGAAATTGACGAGGACGGCGATTTTATTGCGCACCAATACGACGAGGACGGTAACGAAATTTACGGCCCCAACGGTAAGCCTGTTAGCCGCAAGGCGTTGGGATTCAACTACTCCAACGCGTCCGCTGTGGCACTCCAAGGCGTGATTGAACTGCAGGACGCGCTCTCTGCTGCGCTCGATCGTATCGCCGCGCTTGAGGAGAAGGGGATATGAGCATCGTTGCCGACATTCAGCAGCTCGAGCCCGGCGCACTCATTGAATTGTTCGAGGTCGACTGCACGGCGATCGGCGGCGACATGCTGCGCTTTCACGGCCATCTGCAGTCAGCTTCTATTTTCTGGCAGGGCAACGAGTACAAACCATGGCCGATTCAGACAACCGGCTTCGAGCATACGTCTGACGCGCAGCAGCCATCGCCGACGCTCTCCGTCGCCAACCTCAACGGGACCATCTCCGCACTGTGTGTATTTCTCGCTGACATGGTAGGCGCGAAGGTGCGCCGCCGGCGCACGCTCACGAAGTACCTTGACGCGGTCAATTTCCCGGGCGGCAATCCGTCGGCGGACCCCAACGAGGAGATGGCGCCGGAGCTCTGGTACATCGAACAGAAGAGCAGCGAGACCAACGTGCAGGTCGATTTCATGCTGTCGTCGGCGCTCGACTTCGGCGGGCAGCAGCTGCCCGCACGCCAGATCGTCGGTATCTGCCAGTGGAAGTATCGCGATTCCAATTGCGGTTACACCGGCACTGCCTATTTCGACGCGAGCGGCAACCCGGTAAGCGACCCCGCATTCGACCGATGCAGCAAGCTCACCGGCACCGGTTGCCAGCCGCGCTTCGGCGTCAATCAGCCGCTTCCGTTTGGCGGCTTCCTCAGCGACACACTTTCCTGATGAATGAACAGATCAAGGCCGCGATCGCCGAACACGCGATCGCGGAATACCCGCGCGAGTGCTGCGGTCTGGTGGTGCTCGTCGGCGCTGCTGAGGTCTACGTGCCATGCCGGAATACTGCGGCCACGCCGGTCGAGCACTTTGTCATGTCGCCGGAGGATTACGCGGCCGCCGAGGATCGCGGCGCCGTGGTCGCGGTCGTGCACTCACATCCAGGCGCTGCGGCACGGCCGAGCATGGCTGACAAGGCCATGTGCGAGAAAAGCGGCATCGACAAGTGGGTGATTGTGTCGCTCGGCGTGCAGGGTGACGGATCGATCGGCATCGACGACTGGTGCGAGTTCGGGCCGAGCGGTTACGTCCCACCGTTGATCGGCCGCGAGTTCTCGCACGGCACGCTCGACTGCTACACGCTCGTGCGCGACTGGTATCGCCTCGAGCGCGGCGTCGAACTGCCGGACTTTGAGCGGCCCGATGCCTGGTGGGATGACGGCAAATCGAGCCTGTACCTCGACAACTTCGCGGCGGCCGGCTTCGCCGACATGGGGCAGGACGCCGAACCGCAGGCTGGCGACGTTCTGCTCATGCAGATCCGCAGCAAGAACGGCGTGCCGAATCACGCGGGCATCTATCTGGGCGACGGCGTGCTGCTGCATCACATGTACGGCCGGCTGTCGGGCCGCACGGTGTGGGGTGGCATGTGGGCGCACAGCCTGCGTACGGTGCTGCGATACAAGGGGGCAAAGTGAGCGACAAACTCCGCACGATCAAGCTGTACGGCGTCGCCGGCGCACGATTCGGCCGCGTGCACCGGCTCGCCGTTGCCTCAACGCGCGAGGCCGTGCGCGCGCTATGCGTGACCGTTCCCGGCTTCGAAAAATTCATGATGAACGCCAAAGACAACGGCCTCACGTTCGCGGTGTTCAGTGGGCGCAAGAATCTTGTCGAGGACGAGCTGCAGCACCCGGTCGGCGAGGATGAAATCCGCATTGCGCCGGTGCTGGTCGGCAGCAAGAAAGCCGGATTGTTCCAGACCATTCTTGGCGCCGCGCTGGTGGTGGTCGGCGTGTTCACCAGCGCGTACGGCGGATCGTCGCTGATCGGCCTTGGCGCGTCGATGATGCTCGGCGGCGTCATGCAGATGCTCAGCCCGCAAACCGGCGGGCTCGCCGGCGCCGGCCCCAACAATGGGACGTCCTATTACTTCAACGGGCCGGTGAACAGCGCGGCGCAGGGTGAGCCGGTTCCGCTTGTGTACGGCCGTATGACGGTCGGCTCAAAAGTCATCAGCTCGGGCATCTTCGCCCAAGACCAGAACTAAATATGCGCATCCAAGGTTCGAAGGGAGGGGGCTCGGGCGGAACGCCTAGCGAGTCGCCGGATAGCCTGCACTCGATCGCCTATGCGAAGGTGCTCGACGTGGTTTCTGAGGGGCCGATTGCTGGCCTTGCAAACGGGCTTCAATCGGTGTTTCTGGACGGCACGCCGATCCAGAATGGCGACGGCTCGACGAACTTCTCGAACTACAGCGTCGATGTCCGCACCGGCACCCAGGATCAAACGTATCTGCCAGGTTTCCCCGCGGTCGAGAATGAGACCGCCGTCAGCACGCCCCTGACGTCGGACACACCGTGGATCCATCAGATCCAGAATACGCAGCTCACTGCGGTGCGCATCCGGTTTGGCGTGCCGGCGCTGCAGAAGTCCGACCCGTCGACGGGCAATGTCACCGGCTACCGCGTCGAGTACGCGATCGACCTGGCGGTTGATGGCGGGTCATATGCTCAGGTGGCGTCGGGCGCGTTCGACGGCAAGACGACGTCGCTCTATGAACGCAGCGTGCGCATCGAGTTGCCGGCCGCGACGACGAGCTGGCTGGTCCGCGTGCGCCGCATCACGCCGAACGCTCACAGCTCGCTGATTGCCGACACGGTCAACATTGAGGCGATCACCGAAGTAATCGACCGCAAGCTCCGCTATCCGATGAGCGCGCTGGTCGGGTTATCGTTCGATGCTCAATCGTTCAGCTCGGTGCCGACGCGGTCATACGACATCAAGGGTCTTTTGATCCGCGTGCCGGTGAACTACGATCCCGAGGCGCGGGTGTATTCCGGTGCGTGGGACGGCACATTCAAAACGGCGTGGTCGAATAACCCGGCGTGGGTCTTTTACGATCTGGTGCTCAATGCCCGCTACGGCCTCGGTAATCGCGTCGACGCGTCGATGGTGGACAAGTGGGGCTTGTACGCCATTGGGCAATATTGCGACGTGCTGGTGTCGGACGGCAAGGGAGGCCAGGAGCCGCGCTTTACCTGCAATTGCGTGATCCAGTCGCAGTCTGATGCGTACAAGGTGCTTCAGGATCTGGCAACGACGTTCCGCGGCATTGCCTACTGGGGGCCGGGCGCAGTCGTGGCGGCTGCCGACATGCCCACCGATCCGGCCTATGTGTACACGGCCGCGAACGTGATCAACGGCGAGTTCAAGTATGTCGGCTCGGCGCTCAAGACGCGCTACACGACCGCGCTGGTGAGCTGGAACGATCCGGCTAACCAGTACAAGCAGGCTGTTGAGTCGGTGCCGGATGAAGACGGCATCGCCCGGTACGGAGTCGTCAAGGCGCAGATCACGGCTTTCGGCACCACGTCGCAGGGGCAGGCGCACCGGCTTGGATTATGGACGCTGCTCACGAGCCGCTACGAGACGAATACCGTTTCGTTCTCGGTCGGGCTCGACGCGACGCTATGCGCGCCCGGGCAGATCATCGCGGTAGCTGACCCGGCGAAGGCAGGCAAGCGCATCGGCGGCCGGATCCGCTCGGTGGCCGGACGGGCGATCACTCTCGACAAGGCGCCGGCCACTGCCGCCGGCGACACACTGACGGTGATCCTGCCTACCGGCGTGGCGCAGGCCCGCACAGTTTCCTCGGTTGCGGGCGACACGATCACTGTGTTGTCGGCTTACGATTCGGACCCGGTCTACGGCGCAGTATGGATGCTCGAGAGCACGGACCTGGCGTCGCAGCTATTCCGGGTAGTCAGCGTTCAGGAATCGTCGGACGACGACCAGACGACGTATGTCATCAATGCGACCCAGCACGAGCCGGGCAAGTACGCGGCGATCGACAATGGCGCCCAGATTCAGGTGCGGCCCATCACCGTCGTTCCCCCGTCCGTGCAACCGCCGCCGGCGAACGTGCGACTGGCCACCTACTCGGTGATCGATCAGGGCATCTCGAAGACGATCATGGTCATTGCGTACGACGCTGCGGACAAGGCAGTGTCGTATCTGCCCGAGTGGCGTAAGGACAACGGCGAATGGGTTACGGTCAACTCGACAGGCGGCCTGCAGGTCGAAGTCGCCGGCATCTACCAGGGCACGTATCTCGCACGCGTGCGCGCCGTCAACGCGCTTGGCGTGACGTCCGTCGCGGCCTATGGCACCGACACGGCCCTCACCGGAAAGACCAGCCCACCGCCGTCGCTTGCCTCGCTGACGACTACAACACAAGTTTTTGCCATCCAACTCGACTGGACGTTCCCGGCAGACGGTTCCGCCGGCGACACGCAGCGAACCGAGATCTGGTACAGCCAGACGAGCGACCGAAGCACCGCCGTGAAGCTGGCCGACTATGCTTATCCACAGGCGCGCGCGAGCCTGATGGGTTTGGCCGCGGGGCGCTCGTTCTTCTTCTGGGGTCGCCTCGTCGACACGTCGGGAAACATCGGGCCGTGGTATCCGACGGGCGCCGGCGTGAATGGGCAAAGTAGCAGCGACGCAACCGAGATCCTCACGTATCTCGCCGGCCAGATCACGAAGACGGAGCTCGGGCAGGACGTTCTCACGCCGATCGACGCGATTCCCGGCATTCAGCAATCGGTCACCGACAATGCCGCCGCGATCACGACCGAGCAGCAGGCACGCTCAGCAGGCGACTCCGCGCTCTCATCGCGCATTGACCAGGTCAGCGCGCAGGTGCTCATTCCTGAGATGGCTGGCAGCACCGGAGATTACGCCGGCTCGACTCAGGTGTACGCGGGCGTGTGGTCCGAGCAGTCGGCGCGCGCGGAAGCCGACCTCGCGCTCGCCAGGAACATCGAAACTGTCACTGCGCAGATCACGTCGAACAATACGGCTCTGCAGGCTTCGATACAGACCGAGACGCAGGCCCGTGTCGACGGCGATAGTGCGCTGGCGACACAGGTCACAACCGTGCAGGCGCAGGCCAACGCCAATACAGCGGCGGTGCAAACGGTCGCAAGCTCGTATGCCGACCTCAACGGGCGCGTGGCGGCGTCCTATCAGATCAAGACCCAGATCACCGCGAACGGCCGCACCTATATTGCGGGCATTGGCATCGGCGTCGACAATACCAGCGGGACGGTCGAATCTCAGGTGCTGGTTGCCGCGAGCCGCTTCGCGGTCCTCGATCCGAATGGCAGCGCGGTGAGTTCGCCGTTCGTAGTGCAGGGCGGCCAGGTGTTCATCAGTCAGGCCTTCATCGGCGTCGGCTGGATCCAGAACGCGAACATCGGCGACATCATTCAGTCGACGGCCGTGGGCGCCAACGGCCAGCCGCGCTGGAAACTGGACAAGAACGGCACGCTGACGCTGAACGGCGCGAACGGTGGCAGTGGTTATCTCACGCTGAGTGACTCGACACTGCTCGTCTACGACAATAACGGCACGCTGCGCGTGCGCTTGGGGCTCTGGTAATGACCGCAGGACTTCAGATATGGAATGCGAGCGGTCAACTGACGCTCGACGCGACGCAGCGAGTGGGGCGAATCAAGGGATCCCAGCAAATCACTGGCGGTTCGGGTTCCATCTCGATGGATCTTTCAAGCGGAACGCCGTTTTGGTCTTTCCAGCCAGACTTCCTGTTTATGCACATCAACGGCAATTCCCCGGTGCCGGTGGTGTCGATTTCTTCTACCGGAATCAGCTGGACCTACAGTCCACCGCCCACCACCAGTTACCTGTACCCGATCACCGGGTGGCTATTTTGGGGAGTCTATTGATGACGGCTGGCTTTCAGGCTTTCACCGACACCGGTGTTGTTCAGATCGACGGAATGACGCCAAACTACCAGCTCATTGCTTCAATGGCGCAGTTAACGCAGCAGGAGAGCATCCCGACTGTCTTCAACAACGTGAACACTCAGTTTTACGGGACTTTCTGGCACACGACGTTCACGTTCAATGCGAGCCGTCCCTTCTTTGCCTTCCGCGCCGACGGCGGCGTTATGGCTACGCCGTGGAAATTCTCGCGCGTTGGCAACACGAACTCATTCACTGCGGAATTTGTCTCGGTCAGCCAGACGACTATTCGCCTTTATGTGTTCGATCAGGTTCCCGTCTCGAGCAACAACTTCGGGTTGCAAGTCTTCGACGCTTCGGGTGTTCTGATCGCGGACGCCGCGAATCCTTTCGCTCGTATCATTGACGTGATCGAGGGGCAATACCAGCCAGGCTCCGGATGGCAGGCCGTTGGCAATTCGATACCAGGACCGAACACGCAATCCAGGTCATACAGCGTTCCGGTTGCATTCGGTGGCGCCCTTGCCGCACATTTTTTCCTCAACACAAGCCCATTCATCCTGTCGGCGTTCGGTGCGAACGGCGGCGCGATCAGTTGGGAATTTCACCAGTACATTGGCAATAACAGCGGGACTTTCGTCGGCTTTGCCGAAGCAACCCGGTATCGATTCATGGTACTCGATATGACCGGCATCACTTAAGGAGAAAATTCGGCCTCTTCAAATCAATTACACGACTCCAGCGACCGGGGGTATTTAGAAATTCCGTGTAAACTTTCAGCGCCGGAAATAATTTGAAAGGCCATAACGGGGGATAACGATGTTGAAAATGATTACAGCGGTGGCTGTGGTGACACTCAGTCTCGCAGCGTGCGGCGGCGGTGGTGATGGCGGCGGTGCGGCGCCAGCGGCAAAGACAATGAAGCTATCGCTTTACGGTCAGCCGTTCACGAGTAGCCAAGCCGTTTCCCATGCTCAGGTCGTTGCCAACGCGACCGCTTCGTCGAGCGATGCGGTCGCAACGGTTCAAACGCTGCAGGATGCGCTGACCGCGCGCGGGGTTCCGGCGACGGTCACGGCGCAGGTGATGGACGGGACGACGTTGCATCAGATTGTGATGGGCGAAAACAACGGCTTGCCGCCGACGCCCGATCAGTTCAAGACCGACCCGAGCGAATACCTGATCGTGAACTTCCAGTTCGACGACATGGTTACTCCCTTGAGCGATCCTATTCAGGCTGCGGCGGTGCAGCAGTTCATTCAGGACTTGACGGTCTTTTCACAGCGTGCGGCCGTCAGTGGGAAGCTGGTATATGCCGTTGCTCCGATCCAGACTTGCGATGCTGGCGGTGCGTCGTACGCCTTGGACTATGCGATAACACAGGCGGCTTCAAAAACGATGATTAACAAAATCGGCGCTATCCCGTTTGGAGTGGCTTTCGGGCCAGATGGCAAGCCACTGCCCAGCCCGGATCTTGTGCACTTGGGCGCCGATTGCCGTACACCCGACGCTTACTTATTGAACATGCGCACCAACGCGATCGCTGATTACATCGCGGCGCTGTACAAGGAAACGGCGGCGCCCGCCGGCGCGGCCAGTGGGGCGTCTGCCACTGGCACCTGATACGCCTCCGCGCAAGAAAGCAAAGCCAGCCTCGAGCTGGCTTTTTTATTGGCCGCCTTCGGGCGGCTTTTTATTGGGCTTTTGCCCGTGACCGGGGACTCACCATGCCAGTAGACGGCCTGACGCAAGACGAAGTAAAGAATGCCCTCAAGGAAGGCTTGACCGAGTGGCTCGACAAGCAGTTTGCGACGCTTGGTAAATGGACGCTCGGCGGCGTCGCCTCGCTGGGCCTCGCCGCGCTGGCGTATGCATTCCTTCAAACCAAGGGGTTCAGCAAATGACCAGTTTTGATGATGCCTTCGATGCGCTGATCGGCAACGAGGGCGGCTATTCGAACAACCCGAAGGATCCCGGCGGCGAAACGATGTGGGGCGTGACGGCGCGCGTCGCGCGCGCGAGCGGTTACGCGGGCGCCATGCGCGACCTGCCGCGCGACACCGCAAAGGCGATCGCGAAGAAGTTGTACTGGGATCCGCTGCGGCTCGACGAGCTCGACCCGCGCGTCGCGTTCCAGATCTTCGATGCGAACTACAACGGCGGCCACCCTGTGATCTGGATGCAAGGCGCTGCCGGCGCGAAGGTCGACGGGCTGCTCGGGCCGGCGACGATCGCCGCTGTGCAAGCCGTCGAACCGCTTCGTTTCCTGCTTCGCTGGAACGCGCTGCGCCTGAACTATTTCACCTCGCTCAAGACCTGGTCGGATTTCGGCAAAGGCTGGGCGCGCCGCATCGCCAACAATCTCACCAAAGGAGCCGCATGATGCCGCTTATTCCCATCGCAATGGCGCTTGCGCAGTTTGCGCCGATGATCGCCGGTTGGCTCGGCGGTACCAAGGCCGAGGACGTCGCCGGCAAGGTGGTCGGCATCGCGCAGGCCGTGACGGGCCAGCCTGCGCCGGACGCGGCGCTCGCCGCGATTCAGGCCGACCCGAACCTCTCGATGCAATTCCAGAAGGCGGTGCTCGACCAGCAGGCCCAGCTCGCGCAGATCGCCGCCGACGTCGAGAAGGCTCAGCTCGCCGCCGATCAGGCTAATACCGCAGTGGTCAACCAGACGATGCAGGTCGAGGCGAATGCGGCTCACTGGCCCAGCTACACCTGGCGTCCATTCGTTGGGTTCTGTTTCGGGTTCGCATGGATTGGCGCGTATTTCGTCATTCCTGTACTGCGTGGCTGGTGGCCGAGCATTGCGCAGCCAAGCATCCCGCCCGAAGCATGGATTGCCATTGGCGGCATCCTTGGCGTGGCGAGTTTCTTTCGCGGGAAGATGCAAAGCGACCCGCGCGTGCCGAGCGACAACAGGGGGTAA